TATCTGGAACAGCTAATGATAGAAAATCTTGGATTCAATCTGGTCATCCCAGCCAACAGTATGCTAATTATTTAGGTACTCTTGCTATAAATCCATTAGGCGGAAACGTTGGTATCGGAACTACTAGCCCTGATGATACATTAGAAGTGGAAGGAGGCATAACTATCACAAGCGCAACACCTACTAAATTGCTTTTAAATAACACTAAAAACGGAACGTGGACAGCTGGCGAAGCTTTAGGTTTAGTAGAATTTTATGGCAATGACAGTTCAGGAGGTGGAGCAAAAATTCAATCTAGTATAGAGGTGCTTGCTCAAGATCAGTACGGAGCGCACTTCAATATGACTTTTAATTTAAGTAAAGGTTCAGGCGGAAATGCTGAATTGATGAGGCTTACTGGTGAAGGGCGATTAGGTATTGCGACAACTAACCCAGAATCTAAATTAGATATAGTAGGAGCAACTAACGCATCTAATTCTTCTTTGCTTAGAGTAAGAACAACTGATAATCCAAATGCTCCTGAAAAAGTTGTTGGTTTTTACGTAAATACAAATACAGAAAGAGGCTTTATATCTGTAAATCAATACTCTACAGCTTACAGCACTTCTTCTGACTATAGATTAAAAGAAAATATTGTACCAATATCTAACAGTATAGAAAGATTAAAGGAATTAAAGCCTTGTAGATTTAACTTTATACAAGGTGATCCTAACTATGTGGTAGATGGATTTATAGCTCACGAGGCGGCTGAAGTAATTCCTGAAGCTGTAACTGGTGAAAAAGACGCTGTAGATGAAGATAATAATCCATCATATCAAGGTATAGATCAAAGTAAAATAGTACCTTTACTGACATCAGCATTACAAGAAGCAATAAGTAAAATAGAACAATTAGAAACAAGAATACAAACACTAGAAAACAATTAAACAATGGCAATTACTTACAAATGGGACATTCCTGCAATGAACGCTCACATTCAATCAGAAGGTGAAGACAACGTAATCTACACGGTACATTACAGATACACAGGCTCTGAAGAGTCAAACGGTAAAACTTATTCGTCAACTAACATTGGTACTCAAGGTTACAATTATGTAGCCGGAGAGCCTTTTACGCCTTACGAAAACACTGAAGCTTTTGAAGCTATAGTTATCGGATGGTTGGAAGATTCTTTGGATGTAGATCAAATGCAAGCTAGTATAGCTGCAAACATACAGTCTCAAATTACACCAGTTAATGAAGACTTATACTTTACATGGCAAAACCCTACACCGGAACTATCTGTTGAAGAAACTCCTGCGGTGCAGCCTTCAGATCCTGAAGAAGGAGAAGAATAAAAGGTAAGTTACTTTGCAAACGCGTAATAATACTACCATAGTATTAAAAATTAAATTTAATTAAATAACATGAGTAACGCAATTGTAAAAAACCTTAGCTTCGGCGAGGAGGCAAAAGATAATGTGTTTAAAGGTATTGACAAACTAACAAAAGCAGTAAGCTCTACTTTAGGAGCTAGTGGAAAGTGTGTTATGCTTGAGAACGAATTTGGAAAGCCGGTTATTACCAAAGATGGTGTAACTGTAGCTAATTCAATAACACTTAGAGATCCTATTGAGAATATGGGTGCAACGCTTCTAAAGGAAGCTGCTAGACAAACTGTAAAAGAAGCTGGAGACGGAACAACAACAGCTACAGTACTAGCACACTCAATTCTTTTAAAAGCTTACGCTGCTGATAACAGTGGGTCCCGAGAAATGAAAAAAGGTATTGAAGACGCTACTAAAAAAGTAATTAAATACTTAGAAAAAGTAGCGGTTCCTGTAGAAGGCAATATGATAAACAATGTTGCTACTATTTCAGCTAACAACGATACCGAATTAGGAAACGTTATAGCAGAAGCTTTTAAAGAAGTCGGCAAGAATGGTGTTGTAACAATGGAAGTATCCAATGATAGCTCAACTAGCTACGAGGTTATAAATGGAGCAGCTATTGACAAGCCTTTAAAAAACTTTCACTTTATAACAGATGAAAGCAAAAAAGAAGCAGTGCTTGAAAACCCTCTAGTGTTACTTGTAGAAAACAAGATAGAAAACATTCGAAAAATACAAAGCGTATTAGAGTATGTTATAAAAAACAATAAGCCTTTACTTATCATAGGGGAAGCGGATGAACAAGTAGTATCTGCTTTAGCTATGAATAAACTAAAAGGCAATATTAAGATAAACATTATCGATACTCCTGATTTTGGTATATATAGAAAACAGAAGCTTCAAGATTTAGCTTTGCTAACAGGAGCTACAGTCGTAAATGAAGACCTTGGAGACGATTTAGATATGATTCAAGTAGAAATGCTAGGAAATTGTTTAAAGTCTATTACAAACAGCGAGGAGACTATTCTGCAAGTAGAAGACACTACTGAAGAGGTTCAGGATGTTATTAACGAGATACAAAAAAGTATTGAAGAAGAAAAAGTGCCTGGTGTTCTAAATAGATTAGAAAAAAGATTAGGTTTACTTTCTTGTAAGGTTGCTGTGATAAAAGTAGGCGCTAGTTCTGAAGTTGAGCTTAAAGAAAAGCAAGACAGAGTAGAAGATGCAATGTGTGCTACAAAAGCAGCTATAAAAGAAGGTATAGTGCCCGGTGGGGGAATTGCTCTGTTAAATGCAGCTACATTAGTAAAAGCATCTGACGAGAATGAAAAAGTATTATTAGAAGCTATTAAAGCTCCTTTCTTAACTATACTGAAAAACGCAGGTTTAGATGAAGTATATCCACAAGGAAAAGGTAAAGGAATAGACGTAGTTACTGGCAAAAGCGTTAGTATGATTAAAAAAGGTATTATAGATCCATTATTGGTTACTAAAAGTGCTTTAAGAAACGCGGCTTCAGTTGCGACTACTATTTTATCAACCGATTGTGTAATCAATAACTTAAGGGTAGAAAATGAAAGCGATAGGTAGAAACTTAATAATAAAAATCATTAAAGAGTCAACCACTAAAACAAAAGGTGGTTTGATTCTTAATGAAAAAAGCAGAGAAGATATAAGGTATCGTAAAGCTACCATTGTATCAATAGGAGAAGAAGTTATAGGTGTTAATAAAGAAGACACTATATACTTTGATAAAAACGCAGGTCATGGCATAGAGATTGACAATGAAAGGTTGCATGTTATAAAAAACCAGGATATAGTTGTTGTATTATAATGCGGGTCAATGCTAAGGACATAAAAGAATTAAATTTATTAAAACATTACCGTGTAATACGTAAATGGGCATGTAGAAATAATGAGTTAAATGATGCAGATCTTGAACTACTTATTTACTTTGATTGTATGGATTATTTTACTAAACACGATTTTCAAATAGGTACATACGCTTATAGCTGGGATAATAGACGATGGAATAGGTTACTAAAAGAAGGTTGGATTGTTGTGTGGAGAAAACGCAACAGAACCACTCAGAAATATCATATATACAAAGTATCCTTTAAGTGTAAACAGCTAATAAGCCGAATGTATCGAATAATGTTAGGTGAAGAAGATATTCCTACTAGCGAAAAAAGAAACAGTATTATGAGAGGTAAAACATATACAGATAAAGTTTTACAAACAGCAATAAATAACGTGAACAAAGATAAAAGCAGATAACAATGATAGACCCAAAAGACCCAAAAAATAATAACGACCCTTACTCGTTAAAAACCATACAAAAATCGTATCCCAACGCTGTATCAGTAAAACCTAGAAAAAATAAATCAGGCGTTACAGTTACGTTTAAAGGCGGTGGAACTGCGGGTTTAAACAGAGGTCCTTATAAGCAAAAGCAGGAGAGTCTTGCTAGCGCAATAAATAAAGTTATAAATAAAAAATAAATTATGTTTGGAGCAGCACTTGGGGCATTAGGAATGTCAAGAAACAATGGAGAATACGCCGTAGATACAAGCGGAGGACTTAAAGGAATGATACAACAGTTGGCACAGAGAGGAACTACTTCGGAGCCTAATATACCTATGTCAGAATCTTACAACTCAGCTGCGTCATCACCAGTTTTTCCTCCAGCCACTCAAGAAAAAGCAGCGGCTTTATTTGGAACTGACAATCAAAGGCAAGCTTCTACTAGTGGATTTAAACAAGAAATAAAAGAAAGAATAATGAAGGACATAAGCTCTTTATAATATATACCTATTATGACTTTTACCGATATAAAAATATATGCACTAAATGGAGGTAGCTTGATGTTAAGTTTTACAAATATAGACTCAGTTTTAAAAATAATACTTTTAAGTGTTTCAATAGGATACACTTTGCAGAGATGGTATTTAATGAATAAAGAAAATAAATAAAACGCTATGAGCAATATAAGTGATCACATAACTTTGAAAGAAGGTATCAACTCTTTTACTGCTAAAAGAAAAGGGATAGATAATACACCTGACGAGTACCAGATAACTAACATGTACATTCTAGCTCATAAAGTATTTGAGCCTTTACGCAAGTGGGTAGGTGGACCTATAAAAATAAATTCTTTTTTTAGATCCGAAGAACTTAATAAAGCTATAGGCGGAAGTTCTAAGTCGCAGCATTGTGAAGGCAGAGCTATGGATGTAGATGACATATATGGTCACAAGACTAACGCTGAAATGTTTGAGTATATAAAAGAAAATTTGGACTTTGATCAAATGATATGGGAGTTTGGTAGTGATGAAAATCCAGATTGGATCCATGTAAGTTACCGCTCAGCAGATGAAAATAGGAAAAGATGTCTAAAGGCATATAGAGAAAACGGTAAAACTAAATACAAAGTTATATAATGAGTGCAGAGCTTTCGGAAAAATCAAAAGTTTCTTTAGATGTAAAAGCGATTGTCGGAGCAGTTGCTGGTATTATCTCAATAGCAGGTGTATGGTTTACATTAACAGCAGAAATAGCCCAACTACAATTAGATGTAATTAGAATGCAAGACGCTGTAAAGCTAAACGAAGAGTTTAGAGTTAAATGGCCTCGTGGAGAAATGGGTGCGCTACCTGATGACGCTAAACAAGATTTAAAGATAATATATCTGCAAGACGATGTTAATCAATTGAAATACATTGTTAAAGCACTCGAAATAGATAATGCTAAGAAATAAAAGAATTATGAAGTCAAAAACAAAAAAAGATTCTTGCTATCACAAAATAAAAAGATCATACAAAGTATTTCCTTCAGCATACGCTAGTGGAGCTATTGCTAAATGCCGAAAAGCTAAGGGTAAAAAGCGAAAGTAATGGCTGTTAGAAAAACTAAAAAAGGAGCCTCCCTTAAAAGATGGTTTAAAGAAAAGTGGACAGATGAAAAGGGAAACGTATGTGGTTCTACTAAAAACAAAAACACTAAAAAGTGTAGACCAAGTAAAAGAGTGAGCGGCAAGACACCTAAAACTTGGAGAGAAATGTCACCTGCAGAAAAGAAGAAAGCGGTAGCTGAAAAGAAAAGAGTAGGTATGGGTAAAAAAACATCATCATTAAAACGTAAAAAATAACATTATGCCAAAAGTAGGAAGTAAAAAATTCGCGTACACAACAAAAGGAAAAACAGCAGCTAAAGCTTACGCTAAGAAAACAGGTAAAAAGGTTGTTCCTAAAAAAAAAAATAAATACTAAAAAACCTTGCGGTTGTAAACATTAATAATTATGGCTAAGAAACAAATAAGGAAGACAACTAAGGGTGAAAAAAGAAATTACCTATCCACCAAAGAAGGAGCAGGAATGACTAAAAGAGGTGTTGCTGCTTACAGAAAGAAAAACCCAGGTAGTAAACTTAAAACAGCTGTAACAGGTAAGGTAAAAGCTGGTAGTAAAGATGCTAAAAGAAGAAAATCATTTTGTGCACGTATGAGCGGAATGCCAGGTCCTATGAAGGATAAAAAAGGCAGACCAACTAGAAAAGCAGCTGCACTTAAAAGATGGAGGTGTTAAGTTATGAGTTGGTTAAGTAGATTACTAGGAGGCGGAACCAAAGGTATTGGGGAATTAGCTAAAGATATTAGAGAAGCAATTAAAGGAAAAGAGCTTGATCCTAATAAAAAGTTAGAAATGGCCGGTAAATTGGCTGAAGTTCAAACAAAAATAAACGAAGCTGAAGCAACGCACAGAACTGTATTTGTTGCAGGCTGGAGACCTTTTATAGGCTGGGTATGCGGATTAGGTTTATTGTACGCTGTATTTATAGAGCCTTTATTAAGGTTTGTTTTTACAGTAAAAGGATGGACAATTGAGTTTCCAAAAATAGACACGACTGTTACTATGCAGGTACTATTTGGGATGTTGGGATTAGTAGGAGCGAGATCTTACGAAAAAAAGAATAAATTAACGAAGTAAAACTAAATTACTTGAATTTTAGGTAATTATAAACAAATAACAATTAAATTAAACTAAATTATGTCAAAAATTAAGAAAGAAGAGTTAGAAGCAATTGTAACTAAACAAAACGAAGTATCTAGTATTATGAACAACATAGGTATACTTGAAGCTAAAAAGCACGAGTTCCTACATTCATTTGCTAAAGTAAACGGAGAGTTAGAGGATATTAAAAAAGACCTAGAAGAAACCTATGGGCAAATAAATATCGATTTAGCAACTGGAGAGTATACTGAGGTTGAAAAAGAAGATGAGCAAGATAATTAGAAAGATAAGTATCGGTTCAGATTATAAAAATGACGCCATGCACTACGCTGTTAATCAGTCAGTGTATGGTGGTCATATTATAAAAGATATACTACACGACCCGAGTGACAATTCTTATAGCATTTATATTAAAAAAAACAACGAGGTGTTAGTTTGGAAGAAATTTAATTCCAACATGGCTATATCCGTTGAATACGATTTAGAATACTAATGAATAGTTTAGGACAGTTTATTATAAAACCACTAAACAATCGATATAACAACAAAGTAAAGGTAGGTGATAAAGATCTTATTACTAATACCAAAGTGGAAGATTGGAGATCTGTAAGCAAAGAAGCTATTGTGGTTTCAACGCCCTCTGCGTTAGTAACAGATATAAAACCAGGTGATAAAGTGATAGTGCATCACAATATATTTAGAAGATGGTATGACGTTAGAGGAACAGAAAGGAATAGTTCAACATTTTTTAAAGACAATATGTATTTTGCTAACCCCGACCAAATATATATGTATCAAAAAAACGGGGAATGGTATACTCATATGCACTACTGCTTCGTTACACCTGTAATTGAAACAGACGTTTTAAAGAGTCAAAAAGAAAAAGAACTTGTTGGTATATTAAAATACAGCAACGAGTCTTTAAAAGCGCTTAAAATTAACCCAGGAGACTTAATTGGGTTTAAACCTAACTCAGAGTTTGAGTTTGTATTTGATAACAAGCGTTTGTATTGTATGAAATCTAATGATATTGTAATTAAGTATGAAAATAAAGGAGACGAAAAAGAATATAATCCTAGCTGGGCAGATAGCCGTTGAAGAATTAATAAAGGTAGCTCGAGAAGCTATTGTGGATTCTGATGAAGATATATCTGCGGATAGATTAAAAAACGCTGCAGCTACAAAAAAGCTAGCTATTTTCGATGCCTTCGAAATACTTAATAGAATTGAAGAAGAAGCAAAGCTTTTAGAAGAAAAACCTAAGGAAGTTAAACAAGAAAAATCTTTTAAAGGTTTTGCTGAAGGTAGATCTAAGTAATGTATAAGCAAACATTGTATAGCATAGAGGATTCTTATGTTAAGTCTCAAGTTATAAAGCGAATGAATCGCTATAAGAAGTGGGAATATGGTTATAATGCAGAGCATGACCTTGTGGTTATTAGCAAAACTGGAAAAATTGGAAAGATATATACTATCCAAAATCTTAAAATCGCTCTACCAGAAGAACCAAAAGATATCCAAAAGCGTTCAGTTAAAAAAGAAGAACAGTTTTGGAGCAGGTTGGAATACCCTAAAGAACTATCTAAAATAAAGAGTGTTTTTGATTGGGAAAAATATCCTATTGATTTTAAAGAAAAGTGGTACGAATATATAGATAAAGAATTTGAAAAAAGGGAAAAAGGTTTTTGGTTTTATAATAATGGCAATCCAACTTACATTACTGGCACTCATTATATGTACCTGCAGTGGTCCAAGATTGATGTTGGGGCAGCAGATTATAGGGAATCAAACAGACTATTCTTCATATTCTGGGAAGCTTGTAAAGCAGACAAGAGGTGTTATGGAATGTCGTATCTCAAGAATAGACGTTCAGGATTTTCATTCATGGCGTCTGGGGAGACA